GATTCGTATAAGGAAATCTATCAGGAGGCCCGGAGATATGCCAAAAATGAGCCTCTAAATGCGTCTGAGGGGCATATTTGGACCGATGAGGAAATGGAAAATGAGATAAGGGGCAAAATACAGGCATATTTGGGGTACCTGTGGGAGGGTAAGAAAGCCCCCCTCTGGTTGCCACATTGGGGGGAGGTATTGGTAAAGGATAAATTTGTCCGGGATATTGCAGATGTGGAAACTTTTTTTGAATATTGTTTGGACAATGGAGTCCGGGAGATTTACAAAAAAGCATAAAATGAGGCACGGTAGTTTATTTTCGGGTATAGGCGGCTTTGACCTGGCTGCTGAATGGATGGGATGGGAGAATGTGTTCCATTGCGAATGGATGCCATTCCCTCGTAAAATCTTAAATTATTATTGGCCTAAATCAATTAATTATGAAAACATTTGTACAACTGACTTTACCCCTCACAGAGGAAACATCGACATCCTTACGGGAGGCTTCCCCTGTCAGCCATACTCAAGCGCAGGAAAACGACTTGGGAAAGAAGACGAGCGACATCTCTGGCCGCATATGCTCCGAGCAATTCGGGAAATTGAGCCAACCTGGGTCGTGGGCGAAAATGTTCGTGGCCTCACTAATTGGAACGGGGGAGTGGTCTTCGAGGAAGTGTGTGCTGACTTGGAAGCTTGTGGCTACGAAGTACAACCGGTACTATTGCCAGCTTGTGCCGTCGGTACGCCACACCGAAGAGACCGAATTTGGTTTGTTGCCTATTCCAACAGCAATGGATTCAACCAATGCGACAGCCAAAATGAAAAGCACCCAGGTAAAACCAGGTTCGATGCACTCAATGACGTTAACGAGAATGATGAGCAATGGAATGTTGTCAACTCCATGCGCGAGCGATGCGAGGGGAGCATACCCACCAACATCTTTGGACAATTTTCCAACGAGAAGAACAGCAATGAAATCAATTTATTGTCAATTAGAAGATGGAGAAAAAAATTATCATTCGAAAGATTCCCAACTCAATCCCCGATTTGTGGCGGAGATGATGGGCTTCCCACCGAATTGGACGGAATTACCTTTTCTAAATGGAGAAACGAAAGCATAAAGGGCTACGGAAATGCGGTCGTACCACAATTGGTGCTATCGATATTCAAAACAATAGAAAAAATAAACAATGAAACCAGCCAAAGAAACCCCTAACTGCCCCCATTGTGGGAAGGTATTCGTTAAGAACAAACAGAAGCAGCGATTCTGCTCAACACCCTGCAACCTTGCATGGTCCTATGTGAATGACCGGGAGAAGTACTGGCCCCAGCGGATGAATAGCTACCAACGGGAAAGCAATCAATTTTTCAGATGGAGCCAATACCCAGAGGGAATATTATGATACCGAAAGAGTGTAAAATGTCTGAAATATCCTACATTAACCCCCGAACGGGTATATTATGAATGATAACTAAAACAAAGACAATGACACAACCTCAAAAAATGTAAACCCAATCAAATGAAAAATATAAAACAGACAATCATCCGCCTCCTCTATGCCAACGCCAAGCTCCGGGACAATGACTCCGACCTAATAGCCAATATATGGCTACTTGAGGTAGGGTACGGCAACCTTTCCAAAATGTCTGCCGTAGATCTTTTATCGCTGTTTGCAAACGGCAAACTAACTTCGCCGGAGACCATCCGCCGCCAGCGGCAAAAGATTCAAGAGCTACACCCCAACCTCAGGGGGAAAAGCTATACCCACCGGCAGCGGGAACAAATCAATGTAAAATCATTTCTTAAATCATACTAATATGCCCATACCAGAGCAAAACATTGGCGAGTCAGCCGTGGACTTCATCCAAAGATGTATGTCCGATGAAACCATGAATACAGAATACCCGGATAAGGACCAGCGATATGCCGTGTGCATAGATCAGACAAAGTCCAAAAGCACCCTTGAGCAGGCCATTCAGAAGCTGGTGGACAAATTCAACCAAAAGTGATTATAGTTATTAGTTTATATTTGTTATGGGGAATAATAGACATATTCCGCCAAACGAATAAACTATGAAACTAAAAACCTCCATCGGTTTATTAGCTCTTGCCGCCGTTATCTATTGCCTTTACATCTCATTCGGAATGAATCCAGACTGGGTTGTATGGAATGATCACGGTTACTTGTTCGGGTTCAACTGGTCCACCCATGTGATAGAGAAAATGATTGCCGTGCTGCTGATAGTGACCTACGGATTCCTGGCAACGGCTAAAGAAGCTTAAAGAAGCTTAAAAGCTAAGGACTAATTTTTCGGTAATTCTGTTCCCACAGGACCTCACACATCCTGCGGCTAACTTTTACTACCTTGGTCTCAGACCAGTCAGGGTGGATTATGTGCAGCATCTCATGAAGCAGATACAACAGATGCCGCCTGCCCTTCAGCCTTTCATCCAACTCAATGGTATTTCCTTCAGCGAGGCCCCACGCCATCTCCTGCCCTAACTTTCGATGGATGATTTTTATCTTAGTGGATTTGGCCATTGATGATCTGGTAATTCTTGACGGTGAAATTACCACTCGGCTCAGTAAGTATATGTGCGAACCCGTGCTGGCTATTGGAAACCAACGGAGAATAATTTGGCCTAAGCTCACAGAGGCATCCCGTGGACCAGCAGCCGATGACATTACCATCCAGGTCTATCTCCGGGTGATAGCTGGCACGGTGCAGATGGCCAACAATAACCGACTGCTTCGACCTCAGAAAGGCACCCCTTGCCGGATTCACCGGAGTGAATACCCCCTTAAAGACATGATGCCCATGTGTAATGCTAAGCTTCCCCGCCTTGACCAGGGTATCATCGTCAATTATCTTCACCCCCAAATCATTAAGCCTTAGCCTTTCCTCCAGATGAAAATAAGGATCATCCCATATCTCATGGACCTTTGTCATCAGGAACTTTTCCCACCTTACACAGTGGTTACCTTTTAACCAGTAAATGCTGGCCTTTGGAAAAGTATTCCTTAAACTTTCAAGGAAAGCACGGGTCAGTTCAAATTCCTCTCTGACAGACCGTTTTCGCATATCCCGTTCGAACTTGGAAACCTGGGCGTTATCAATGAGGTCCCCATTGATGAAGATAGTGTTGCAATCAGATTGTAACCCATACTCAAAAGCCAAAGTAACGGCATCGATATTATGGTAAGGGATATGCAAATCGGAAATAAGCAAAATATTATCACAACCTTCAGGAAGCTTAAAATGATCTCTTTTATTTTCATAACTCTGTGGTAATTTATATGGGTTATAAGGTCTCGCATCTCTTCCGAATTCCTCACGGTCCACTGACCGGGTATCATACTTCCTGCTGCCGTGTTTTCCCTCTATGGCTCTTAGACATCCACGGGCATCATCCACATCTTTGTAAATCAAATTGTGGTCCTTGTAAATTATTCGTGCTAATTTTAGGGTCGGTAAATCAGGGAATTTACGGCGATACTCTCTTGCGAGTTCTCTTTTATTCATGGGGATTCGTGCATGGTTCGCCAAATGTAAACCTAAAATTTTACAAATGCAAGGGCCAGAATTAGGAAGACCAAAAGCAGGATTGGATACATTACCTGAAGGATGGGAAATGCAGATTATAGAAATGTACTTAGAAGGTGCATCCGATGTTGAAGTAAAAGCAGAGATATACAAATGGCGAGGCTCATTTTCAAATGATTTATGGGAAAGATGGATGGAAGAAGAACCGTTTGGAAAAGTAATAGAGCAGGGTAGATTAATAAGGGGGAATAAATTAAAAAAACCAACTAATCCAAGGCATTTAGAAATATTAAAAAGAAGGAGACAAAATAGAAAATATGAATATATTGGTGAAAATAAATTAATAGTTTCCTTAAAATCATTGATGAGCTTTCATGTAAAAAACAGAAAAAGCAAATTCAAAAAAACAACATTTGAATTATTGGGATATGATAAAGATGAATATATAAAAAATATCATATCTAAATTAAAGCCAGGAATGAATATTGAAAATTATGGACAATGGCACATAGATCATATTAGACCCTGTAGTTCATTTAATTTGAATGATACTGAAGAAATAAAAAAATGTTGGAGCTTGGAAAACTTGGATCCAAAATGGGCTATTGATAATATTAGGAAAGGAAATAAATATTAAAAGTACAGCACAAAAACAGCTAATGGCAGCCAAAGACATTATACAGCATCAGTTCAAACCTGGGGAGTCTGGCAATCCAAATGGAAGACCAAAAGGCGTATTAAATTCTAAAACAAGACTACTTAGGCTATTGGAATTAACACAAAAAATCGAGAATCCAGTGACTGGAGAACTGGAAGAATATACAGTGCTTGAGCAAATGGACATGAAATTAATAATGAAAGCATTGAGTGGTGATGTGGTAGCATATAAGGAAATATTAGACAGACTTGAGGGTAAGGCAATTCAGGAAAGCAAGACCACAATGGAGGGAAATATCGACATTAAGCAGATAACAGGAATGGTGATAAAATGAAAAATTTGATTGAAGACCTCGGGATAAATCTCGGAATGATACTGGCTGGCTTCTTTGGATCATTGGTAACACTGGGCAAAAAGTCAGCCTTTTCTGTCAAGACAACACTAACCTCTATAATAGCCGGCATGGCATCCAGCAATTACCTCACCCCTGTGGTGGGGGACCTGTTCGATATCACTAAACAAAACTACCTGTATTCAATAGCTTTCATACTTGGTTTCCTCGGCCTCAAGGGGGTTGAGTTAATCAGCGATAAGATATTCAATAAGGAAAAATAGCTGGTT